ACCGGGCGCCGCTTAATGATGCAACTATATACAAGTGGGTAGTCGCAAGCTGGACACGCACCTTTGATTACGCCAACATCAGCACAATCAACGCCACCTTCCGGCAGGTCTTTGAACCCTAATGGCATACAGCGCGTGGTTAGCCAGTAACCCGTACACCGTAGGGCAGATTGCTCGCGCCACTACGATTCAAGTCAGTGGCTTGGTGTTCCGCTGCTCTGTTGCTGGCACCAGTGCTGCCACTGAACCAGCTTGGCCTACAGATATTGCCAGCACCATTACTGATGGGACTGTCACATGGGCTGCAATTAGCAGCGTCTACGAAGAGCTATCTCTACTGGCACCCAATGCAATTATCGAGCTGTTTCAGCTAGAGCTAGATAGCACACTTCATGGCACCAGTGATACCTATTACTTCCACGCTGGGGTCAATGCAAATGTAACAGGCAATATTACATGGAATGGTGAAGAGTATGTGCGTCTGCCAGTTCAAGCCGAAGGTTTTGAATATGCCAACGGCGGAACACTACCTAGGCCAACCTTGACTGTTTCCAACCTCGGCGGTGAGATTAGTGCCTTGCTGCTGCTGGCTAATGACGTTACGCCGGGCAACGATTTAGGTGGCGCAAAAGTCACCCGCATCCGCACGTTGAAAAAGTTCCTTGATGGTGAGCCTAGTGCTGACATCCACGCCAAGTTTCCAGATGAGATCTGGTATGTGGACCGCAAGTCCGCCGAGACGCGGGATGTCGTGCAATGGGAATTGGCAAGCAAATTTGACCTGGCGGGAATGATGATACCTAAGCGGCAACTCATCGCCAACGTATGCCAGTGGCAGTATCGCTCTGCTGAATGCAGCTACACCGGCAGCAGTTACTTTAATGCCGCCGATCAATCAGTCGACACCTTGGCCGCTGATGTATGCGGCAAGCGGCTTAGCAGTTGCAAGTTGCGGTTTGGCGCCAAGTCTGAACTGCCGTTCGGCTCATTCCCCGGGGTAGGACTGACGCAATGAAGTTAAGCGCTGAGCTACGAAATCAAATCATGGCGCACGCCAAGGATTCTGATCCTAAGGAGATGTGCGGGCTGATTCATGTAATGAAAGGCCGCAAGCGGTTTTATGCCTGCACCAATATCGCTACAACGCCTGATGAGCACTTCATCCTTGATCCAGCGGACTACGCAGCTGCCGAAGACCAAGGCGAAATCGTTGCTGTAGTTCATAGCCACCCAACAAGCCGCCCGGAGCCGTCAGTTGCCGACCGAATCAGCTGCAATAACACCGGGCTCCCGTGGATCATCGTCAATCCTAAAACCGAGGAATGGGGCTACTGCGAGCCATCAAAGTTCGAGCTGCCGTATGTCGGACGCGATTTTGTGTTTGGCGTGGTCGATTGCTACAGCCTGTGCCGCGACTGGTACAAGGGCGAGTTCGCCTTGGAGCTGGATGACTTTCCACGGCACGACCTCTTCTGGGAGCGCGGCGAAAATCTCTACCTAGACAACTACAAATCGCAAGGATTCCGCCAAGTGCCGTTCGAGGAGTTGCAATACGGCGATATGATCTTGATGCAACTTGGAGCGGACTTGCCCAATCACGCCGCCATTTACCTTAACGACCAGCAGATCCTGCATCATGTTCAGGGGCGTTTGTCGAGTCGAGACGTGTATGGCGGTTATTATGTGAAGAGCACTGCCATGGTCCTACGGCATGAAAGTCGTTAAGGTCTACGGCGCTCTCCGCAAAAAGCTGGGACAATGCCGCTTCCAATTTGACGTTGACACACCAGCCCAAGCACTGAAGGCATTATGTGTCAACTTCCCTGGCCTTGAAAAATGGCTGATGGACCGCGAAACGGACGGCATAAGCTTTCGCGCTACGGTTGGCCGCGACAAGATCACGCAAGAATCCCCCGAGGGCTTGGTGCTGCCGTGGTCTGAGCGCGAAGTTTTCAGCATCACACCCGTCATCGTAGGCGCCGGTCGAGGTGTCGGGCAAGTGCTGGCCGGTATTGGCTTTATTGCATTGGCGATTGTTGCCGGCCCTGCTGCCGGTGGTTTTCTCGGCCTAGGCGCCGGCTTAGGTGGTGCGGGCACGGGCCTTGTCACGGGTGCGGTCGCTAGCTCCATCGGCTTCTTTGGTCTCAGCTTGTTGGTCGGCGGGGTAGCGCAAATGATTTCCCCGCAGCCAAACCTAGGCGGCCTACGCGAAGCAGCACGCCTAGAGAGCTTCACCTTTTCCGGCATTGTGAACACGTCGAAACAGGGATTACCAGTGCCGGTGGCTTATGGTCGCCTTTTTGTTGGCTCTGCTGTTATCAGCAGCGGCCTTGACGTGAATCAAATCGAATGACATCCCCATTAATCCAAGGTGCAGGCGGAGGTGCAGGCGGCGGCGGCAAAGGCGGCGGCGGCGGCGGCGGTTCGCAACGCGCCCCAATCGAAGCCGATGATTCACTGCAATCAGTGCAGTACGCCAGCGTGCTGGACCTAATTTCTGAGGGCGAAATCCAAGGGCTGGACGATGGTCTGAAGAGCATTTATCTCGACGGCACACCAATTCAAGGCCCCAGCGGTAGCAATAACTTCACCGGCTACACAACTGCTTTCCGATCTGGTACACAGGCGCAGTCGCACATCCCCAGTACCAAGGGCATTGAATCTGAAAATATCGTCAATGTTGAGGCGACAAAAGCTACGCCTGTTGTTCGGACAATCACTGACACTGACGTAGATCGCGTTCGCGTAACGATTCAACTTCCTGCGCTGCAAATCATCGAAGATGACGGTGACATCATTGGCCACTCTGTCCGCATTCGTATCCAAGTGCAGTACAACGGTGGCGGCTATACAACCATATTTGATAAAAAGATCAGCGGCAAAACCACTAACAGCTATCAACGCGACTACATGCTCACACTGACGGGTGCATTCCCGGTTGATATTAGGCTGGTGCGTGTATCTGAAGATGAAGTTAGCGCTAAGCGTCAAAACCGTACCTTCTGGTTCAGCTACACCGAAATTTTTAACGAAAAGTTGCGTTACCCAAACAGCGCATTGTCGTTCTTGCGTTTTGATGCGCGGCAGTTTGGTGGCATCCCAAGTCGCAAGTATCTGATTCGTGGCATAAAGGTACAACTGCCTTCTAACGCTACGGTTGATACCACTACTTATCTTGGCCGCGTCACCTACGCAGGCGTCTGGGATGGCACATTTGGTGCCGCGACATGGTGCGCTGATCCTGCGTGGTGTCTTTATGACTTAATGACCAACACGCGCTACGGCGCTAGTATTCCGGCTGCAACGCTGGACAAATACGACTTCTTTGCAATCAGTCAATACTGCAACGCGCTAGTCGGCAACGGTTTTGGCGGTCAAGAGCCACGGTTCCAATGCCACATGCTGCTAAGCAGCCGCGACGAAATCTACAACGTCATCTCTGAGTTTGTCTCGCTGTTCCGTGGCATCACCTACTACGGCGCTGGCTCCATGGTGGTGATGCAGGATAGACCAACCGACGCGCAATATCTGCTGGGGCCAAGCAACGTTATTGACGGCAACTTCATCTATAGCGGCAGCTCACAAAAAGCGCGTCATAGCACTGCGACTGTTGCTTATCAAAGCTACGAAACGCTTGGGGAGGTGGAGTTCGAGTATGTCGAAGACCAGTCTGCGGTTGCCAAGTACGGCGTTATCAATAAAGAAATCAAAGCGATGGGCTGCTATAGCCGTGGCCAAGCGCATCGCCTTGGCAAGTGGGCATTGCTGTCAGAGCAAAACCTGACAGAAACCGTCACCTTTGCAGTGAGCATTGAATCAAGCATCATCCTTCGACCTGGCATGGTGATCGACATTGCCGATCCAGTTAAGTCGGGCAGTAGGCGGTCGGGCCGGATCAGCTCTGCTACCACCACTGCAATAACGGTTGACTCTGCTGTCGGCCTGCCCACCACCACGGCAAATTCTCCAACCATCAGCGTGCTGCTGCCTACTGGTTTGGTCGAAACTCGCGATATCAGCAGCATTGCCGGCAGCGTTTACACAGTTGGCGCTGCGTTCAGCGAAGCCCCCAACGCGGGTAGTGTTTTCTTGGTGCAGACGACTGACATCCAATCAAATCAATTTCGTGTTATCTCTGTCACCGAAGGCGAAGGTAGTGTTTACAGCGTTACAGCATTGGCCTACAACTCCAGCATCTACGAGGCAATCGAATCTGATATTACGCTTGAGTTCCGCGACATCAGCAATCTATCAGAGCTGCCTGATCCGCCGTCAAGCATTACTGCATCAGAGCATTTATATCAAGACGGCCAAAGCGTTTTGACTGCTGTTGAGCTGAGCTGGATCAGCCCGGAACAACGTGTCGCAGGTTTTCGCGTTGAATACCGACTCGATGACGATAACTGGTTAGAGATCAATACAAACAACCCATCCGCACGTTTAACTGGCTTGCGGTCTGGAGAGTTGTATGTGCAAATCCGTAGCGTCAATGCTCTGAACAAGATCAGCAGTGCTGCCATCGCGCAGTTCACCTTGGTAGGCAAGACTGCACCGCCAGGCAACGTTCAGAACCTGACGATTGAGACAATCAGCGCCAACAGCGCACGACTGCGTTGGAATCAAACCGTTGACCTAGATGTTAAAGTCGGTGGCCGCGTACACATCCGTCACACTAGCTTGACCGACGGGAGCGGCACTTGGAGCAGTTCCGTTGATCTCATTGAAGCCATATCAGGCGCATCAACCGAGGCCGTTGTGCCATTGGTTGAAGGCGAAATCCTGGTAAAGTTTGAAGATGAAGGCGGGCGCCAGTCAGCAGCAGAAACCAGCGTCGTCGTGGATTTTCCAGATGCACTGGGGCAGTTTCTGGTTCAAGCACGCCGCGAAGATGCCGATGCACCGCCGTATCAAGGAAACAAAACAGATGTTTTTTATAGCGCCGACCTAGACGGCCTAACGCTTGACGGCACTGCCTTATTTGATTCCATTGCTGACGTAGATCTTATATCGTCCTTTGACTATATGGGCGATATAGTAGCCAGTGGCGAATATGAATTTCTAAATACGCTTGACCTTGAAAATGTTTACGCTTTAGATTTGCAAAGGTATTTTGTGACTAATGGGTTTTATCCTAACGGTGCCATCGATAGCTTGCTTGAACTGATTGATCTATGGGACGACTTTGATGGCGGCCTCGTTGACCAGGTAAACGCTAAATTGTATCTGAGGCATACAGACGACGACCCGAGCGGCTCGCCTACCTACACGGGATGGCAAGAGTTTGTAAACGGCACATTTAAAGGTCGTGCCTTTCAGTTCAAGGCTGAGCTGCAATCTTTTAATAGTTCGCAGAACATTGTCGTTGACGAGCTGGGTTATCAGGCAACCTTCCAGCGGCGGCAAGAGCAAAGTGTTGGGCCAGTGGCTAGTGGCGCTGGCACTGCAACCATAACTTACAGTTATCCATTCTTCGCTGGCACCGCAACGCTTGGCGGCTTAAACAGCGCCAGGCCATCGGTTGCCATTGTGGCGCAAGACATGAATAGCGGTGATTACTTCCGCGTCACCAACAGCACAGGACCTAGCTTCCAGGTCACGTTTTTTGATAGCAGCAACACACCTGTGAGCAGGAATTTCCTGTGGACTGCGGTAGGATACGGTAAAAGAGCGTAAGACCAGATGGCACAACACGATTACGTCATAGCCAACGGCACTGGCGCAGCCGTGAGAAGTGATCTAAACGGTGTTCTTGGTGCAATCGTCAGCAATAACAGCGGCGCGACAGAGCCCGCAACCATGTATGCCTACCAGTGGTGGGCGGACACGACGACTGGACTGCTGAAGATCCGCAACGCAGCCAATAATGCTTGGGTGACAGTTGGCACGCTAGCAAGCGCCAACCTTGGGCTGCTGAGTCTTGCAGGTGGCACGCTCACTGGTGCGCTGCTGGCAGATGACAGTGGCAATGCTGTATTGCCCGCCATTGCATTTGACGGCGACCCTGATACTGGCATTTTTAGGGCCGGCGCAAATCAGTTTGGCATCGCCACCAATGGCGTTGAGCGCGTGGAGTTTGGCACCAGCGAAGTGGTGTTCAACGATGGTGGCGCCGACGTTGACTTCAGGATCGAGGGTGATGCAAACGCAAACCTGCTATTTGTTGACGCTTCTACGGATCGATTGGGCATAGGCACGAGTTCGCCGGGGACACTGCTCGACGTAGCTGGGGTGGTTACTGGACAGAGTTTCATCCCCACCAGCAGCACCGTCCCCACCAACGGGATCCACCTACCCGCCGCAAATACCGTGGGTGTATCGACTAATCTCGAAGTAGCTGGGGTGGTTACTGGACAGAGTTTCATCCCCACCAGCAGCACCGTCCCCACCAACGGCGTTTATCTACCTGCCGCAAACACCGTAGGTGTATCGACTAATGGGGGTGAACGGCTGAGAGTCACATCAACCGGCCAAGTGCGCCTTGCCGGTGCTGGTATCACCTTTAACGGTGATACGGCAACAGCAAATGAGCTGGATGATTACGAAGAGGGGACGTTTACTGCAAGATGCTTTGATGCTTCGTCAGGTGGCAACCAATCGTCCACTACTGCAACAGGTCACTACACAAAAATTGGCAACTTGGTTACTGTTAGCTTTTTTCTGGAAAACATCAGCACGGCAGGCATGACTAGCGGCAACAATTTGTTCTACGCACTCCCGTTCACAGCAAACGCAGCAATGGTCCGCAGGGGAGCCGCCACTACTGAGAACGTTAATTTTACAACAGGCAGAACCGCAGTATGCGCTAACGTATCTCTTGGCAATGCGCGAGGTGGTTTAATCCAATACGGAGATAATGTTTCAGATACATTACTCAATGTAAGTGATCTTTCCTCTGGAGTATCCGATCTTGCGATTACGATGCAATATGCGGTTTGATTTTTTCTGGCGCAATCCAGTAAAACTACGGCTTAAACCCGTTATGTCTGGAGGACATTCCTAATGGCTAACTTCACTGAACGCCACGAACACAAGATTGAGATTATTCCGCCTTTTTCCATTTTGCAGTGTCGCCGTGCCAACATTATCGAAAAGGATGGCGTCGAGGTGGGCCGCACCTACCACCGCCACGTCTGTGTGCCTGGCGACGACATGACCAACGAGTGCAAAGAGATGCAGGCGATTGCCACTGCGATCTGGACACCCGAAGTTATTGCGGCCTACCAAGCCAGCGTGACAGAATCTGCTAAATAGGACAGTGTTAAATGGCTGTTAAGTCAAAGACCGCACTAGGTCGCGTCGAACACAAGCCCGGCAACCCCAAACTCACCCGCCAAGGACAAGGCAAACGCAGCAAACCTAGTCATGGGCGCAAGAAACTACGCGGCCAAGGTCGCTAAGATAGCTATGTAGTTACTGCTGCCATGATTGAAGTCATCGCCGCCGTGGCCGGCGCTTCCATTTCAGTGGCTGCAATGGGCGCCATGGGGTTTAGCCGCCGCAATGATGAGGCACGTGATGCCGTCATCCGACTGACCTCAGCCGTGGAGCACATCGCTACCCAACTCGAAGTGATGCACGTTGACATTAAGGAA